GCCGCAGGAGAGGTAGGATCATTGGTCTACTTCTATCTTGCGCCCTGGCCGATTTATCGCATTGTGGCCTTTGTGGCACTCTTTATTCTCTGGAGTAACTTTGCCTCTGCCCTTGCGCGCAATAAAACGACCAAAGAACAAACGGTGGAACTGTTTTCTACGATGCGTCCAAAGAAGCAGGAAGTGTCTTCTGATACGACTGCATACTTGGTGGCGCTACGAAAGACTTTCAAAAAAGACTAATGCGTGGTGCAAAAATCGCTGTCTATACAGCACTCTATATCGTGACGCTCTTTCTTGCGGCGTCGTCCTTTCTGCTGCATGCACATACGATCACATCGATCTGGTTTATCCTTGTGCGTGCACTCATTGTATTCTTTGCAACGGTGTTACTGACAAAGTACACGCTATACATGTTTATCTCTCCCTGGTTTCATGTTATGGGAAAACGTGAGCAAGTGCTTGTTGATCACTTTGTCCAGCAATATCATCCTTATGTCTCGGTACTGATACCGGCCTGGAATGAAGAGGTAGGGATTTTGCATACCGTGAAATCCCTCCTCAAGAGTACCTACAAACATATGGAGATTATTATTGTCAATGACGGCTCAACGGATGGCTCGGATCGACTCATTCGTCGTTTCATTGAAAAGTACGAGCGTGAGCTTGATGGTGTGCATGAAGCAATCAAACTGGTGTACTGGTATCAGGAAAATGGTGGCAAAGGGGCCGCACTCAATACCGCACTCAAGTTGGCAAAAGGCGATCTTCTGCTTTCGATAGATGCGGATTGTCATGTCCACGAATACGCAGTTGAGGCGTATGTCAACGCGTTTCGTAATCCTGCCGTGATGGCAGCAGTGGGCAATGTGAAGATTGGCAATGCGAAGACGCTTGTTGGAACGGTGCAAGAGCTGGAGTTTTTGCTTTCATTTTACTTTAAACGCGCCGACAGCCTACTTAATACCATTTATATTATTGGTGGTGCAGCAGGCGCATTTCGCAAAGAAGTCTTTCAGCAGCTTGGTGGCTACAGTACCAAAAATATCACTGAGGATATTGAGCTTTCAGTCAGGATACAGGAAGCAGGAATGCGCATTGTGTATTGCCCTGATGCTATCGTCTATACAGAAGGGGCATCAACGCTCTATGGTCTGATGAAACAACGACTTCGGTGGAAGCGTGGAAGGTTTCAAACTTTTTGGGAACACAGGAGGCTCTTCTTCTCGCTCAAACCGCAGCATAATAAACTTTTGACGTGGCTGGTACTTCCGCTTGCGATCTTTGGGGATGTGCAACTTGGCTTTGAGCCGATCTTTATTCTGGTGCTCTACATCTTCTCGTTTCTGACGGGGGATATGTCAGCGTTTTTCTCAGGGATCATTGTCGTTGCGTTGATGTTTGCGATTCAATGGTGGGAAAGTCGAGAGCAGGGGAGTTATCTTCTTCTTGCTCCTATTGGCTGGTTACTTTTTTATCTGTGTACGTTTGTAGAAATATATGCGCTGATACAATCCATCTGGCTTTCGCTGCGTAAGAAAGAGGCAAGCTGGCAACGGTGGGCACGTAGCGGCGCGCTTGATTAAAATAAGAAAGAGAAGAGTAAATGATGATACAACAACCAATACAATTACGTTTGTCTGATGGTGAAACTTTTGATATCGTAATTAGCAGCGATCTTGATATGCAGCCTATCTTGGAGGCATTTGAGCGAATGCGCAAGGACACAGAATTTCTTTCAAAGAAAAAGTGTTGGCCGCTCTTTGGACGCTTACTGCGGCAGCATCTTTCTGCGGCCTGTGGAAAGATAGACTTTCAACCGCATGGTGAGTGGGCGCGAGACATATTGGTGCTTTCGCCAAGATATAACACAATTCCAGGGGTTACAATTCATGGGGTAATCCGTTTGACGTTCCGTGAAGAATCGCCCTGGCTACTCCTTGAGCCAAAAAAGGGGAGATAGCTACTTTCATACTGCTTCTTCGTCTATGTGTGTGGAAACTATTTTCGAAGGAGTCTTGTTATGAAAGTGAAATTGCTCGCAGCCGTGTTGGTTGTGAGCTTTTTTCTGGCAGCGTTCACCGTCCAATTGACGCGAACACATGCCAGCCAACCACCGATTGCCATTATTGGCGGGGTGATGAATGCAAATGCAACCAGTCACATTACTATTCTCAGCGTGCCTGGGTCTCGCTCAGGAATGGTAATCTTTTACCGGTGTAGTACCGGTTTGATCCGTACTGTTTATCCCAATCATAATGCAAATAGTTTGGGGCGCTATACGTGGCAGTGGGATAGTGGCGCACCTTGTCAAACCGGTGGCTATGCGCTTGTGCAAGTGAACTCACATGTGGGCTTTGGGTATATAACTGCACAGAAGCGTTTTAATATCCAGCCGCTCTTTGTGCCGACGCCTGTGCCGCCATCGCCAACACCCGCTCCAATACCTACGACACCGATAACGGGTGTGAATGGCAATCCTTGGGGCTATGATTTTGATTCTTCAGGCAATCTCATTTTTAGTCCTCCAGGCGATTTCTGTGGACAGTACTTTTCTTGCGTGAGCTCTTTTTGGACAAGCGCCAACGGGTATGTTGCCGAATGCGCCAATGGTGTGTATACGCATAGTGGTGGAGTGCGCGGGGCATGTTCGCGTGATGGTGGCGTTTTACAAGCATTATATAGTCACTAGTTTTTGGTGCCGCTCTTACGCGGGGCGGCACATCTGAGGAATATATACTTATGAATCCCAATGATGATCATTTTATGGAACCGCATCCTTATACGGAAATGTATACTATGCCTTCGTTTCAGCCAAAGAAGAAACGGAAGAAAAATCTCAAAGAAATTTGGAAAACCTCTGACACCGCAGGCAGGTGCGCGCTGGTTTCAACGTGTTGCATTGTTGTACTCAGCTTTTGCATCTTTACCGGCGCACTCTGGCTTTCGACCAAAGACGCGCCTGCTGAAAAAACAATTGTCCAGACGCGGGTGGTGACTGTTGCAACAACAGAGGTGCCAACGTCGCCTTCGCAGGCTCCACCGGTCGTAGTGCCTCCGACAGCCGTGGCAACAAGTGTTCCGACAGCGATACCGCCAACAGTGACGCCTGTACCCACGAACACTCCTACGGTGCCAAAGCTTGCGGTCACGCCAACACCTGCAAGTGATGTAGCGAACTTTAGTTTTGATCCGACTGGTGGAAGTTTTATTACTAATCCTCCAGCAGATTTTTGTACCTATTATTCGTGCGCGTCTACCTTCTCAAGTGGCACAGGGTATGTGATCGAATGTGTTGATCTCAAATACCTGTTAACCGGTGGGACAGTAGGTTCTTGCGCTGATCACGGTGGTGACTACCGTATTCTTTATAGTCATTAAGAGAAAATGAAAGATACAACAAAAGCAAAAATAATGCAGGGGTGCTACGCCATTCCTTTTATCCTTCTTATCCTGGGATGCCTTGCGCTTATGGGATATAACATTGGACGCGGCATTCTAGGGGCCATTCTTCCCATAAACGGGCCAACCTGTAATGGGCAACCGATGGGCATTGGTGAAATTTGTACGGTCACCACTAATGGCTTCTCGCATGACTATGGCTATCAGCAGCAGTTGATTAACCAGCAAAACGACCAGATCTTTCAACGTGTTTTCCTGGGGCTCATTGTCCTTGGCATACTTCTTCTCACGCTCTGGATTATCAAGAAGAGTAGGGAAAAGAAGCATGTATAGGAAATTCGTCTGAAAATCTCGCGAAGAAAAAACTTCGTGCTATACTTGAATAAACGCGTCCATAAGGAGAAACCATGCAAGAATTTCCGCAACAACCGAATCAGACTACTGGGCAATCGTATCCGCAACAAGGATATGCACCGATGTACCAGTATCCACCGATGCCACCACAAACGCAGCAACAACCTGGGCAACCCTTTGCGCAACAGCCGTATTATCCGCCGCAGCCGATGATGGCAACAAATATGATGCAAACAAATGTCAACGTGAATGTAAAGGCATCAGGGCCAGGATTTTTTGTACGAGCGCTCTATTTCTGCTTTGTGGGTTGGTGGGCAGGCTGGTTTTGTCTTAACCTCGGCTTTTTTCTTTGCTCGCTGATTATTACGCTACCAGCCGGTTTAATGATCTTAAACCGCATACCGCAAATTATGACGCTCAAGACAAAGGGAATAGAAACAAACGTGAACGTTTCTACGACATCGTTGCAAACTGGGAACAACTCCTTTATGCAGACGAACGTCAATGTCACTGTTGGAGGAACGGCACAACTGAACTTTCTCTTGCGCGCATTGTATTTCTGCTTTATTGGATGCTGGGCAGGATATATCTGGGCAAACATTGCATATGGGCTTTGCCTCACGGTTTTTCTTCTCCCTGTAGGGGTCATGATGTTTAATATGCTCCCAGCAGTTTTGACACTCAGAAAGAATTAAATAAGAAAATAATCCAAAGAGACATCTTTTTTGGGGTGTCTCTTTTTTTTTTGAAGAAAGGACTTGACAGCGAGTCTTTTCACCTGTTATTCTTACAACCAGAGCTTCAAACGTGACAGATCAAGACAAGGAAAAGAAGTATGAATGATGACCGTTATCAACTTGCTGTTGATACTGCCACAACAGAATATTACTATGATGATCTGCGTCGAGAGGAGCAAAATCGGGCGGTGCTCAGTCTTGAGCAGGTGGCAGAGTGGTTTGATGTCTCAACACGGACGATTACACGTCTCGTGGATACAGGAAGGTTGGTAGGGTTTCGTGTCGGGCGTGCACTGCGCTTCCGGCGCGTAGATGTGTTGCTGTATATTGAAGAGAATCGTATTCAAAAGAAAACGCCTGTGGAACGTGTCCTCGCTGAAGCACAAAAGCATCCAGAGCTTCTTGCCAGAATGCTTGAAGTACTGCAAGAAGAGGCGCGTTCCTCAAAAATGTAAAGTGTCTTTTTGAATTGAAAGTGAAATTATGCAAACACCGCAATTAGTGCAAGTTGATCCGCGCAAGATCAAGTTTACTGCCAAAAATCCACGTAAGCACCAGGGGGCTGAATTTGAGCGTCTTCGCCAGAGCGTGCGTGAGATTGGGGTGGTACAACTTCCCACCGTTCGCGTTCTCCCAGGAGACTTTTATGAGTGCATTGATGGTGAAGGGCGTATCCGTTCTTCGCTGGAACAAAATGAGAAGCTCATTTGGGTGATCAGTTACGGTATCGTTGATGACAGCGAAGCCAATATGATGCTCCAGGCAGCGAATGCTGTCCGTGAATTTACCTTCCTCTCAGAGTGTCGTGGCCTCGCAAATCTCCACCGGCAAGGCACCTCCACACGAGAAATCAGTCGCGCTGTGGGCGTGCACTTTACAACGGTGACTGACTACATTGCCATTGGCTACTTTCCTGATGATCTGCAAAATCGTATGCAGCAATATATGGTGAACGCCGTTCAAGATGAGAACGAACTTCAACTTAGTTGGTCAACGCTCAACAAAGTGCTGCCACTACGTGAATACAAAGCAGGACATACGATTGGTGAAGCAGGAACGCTTGATGGGGTCTATGACTACCGCGAGGTTGCCAAAGTTGTTGATTTGGTGATTGCGCGTGAGATTGTCACCAGAGAGCAACTGAATGCCTATATCGAACGCCGTCGTCGTGAAATCTTTGAAGAGCGTTTCGACAAAGAGTTGGCCGCAAAGCTAGCGCTGGAGATGGAACAGACGCGTCAAAAGTTGGAAGAACACTACGCACAGCGGTTAGAGGGTGCGCAAAAGGAAACGGCAACACGCTATGAAGCCCAAGTGGATGTGCTCAATAAACAGTACAAAGATCTTGAGGCGCAACATCAGCGTTTGGTCAAAGAGGTGGCACGCCGTCCTGAAATTATTGAGCAGCGCGAAAAAGAGCTTGCAGCAAAGTTACAAGAAGCCGCGCAAGAGCGCAACCGTTTTACCACGCTGCAAACAAAGTTGCAAAGCGAGATTGAGCAGTCTAAAGCGGAGGCCGCAAAGGCTATTCGTTCTCAGTTGGACGAAATGCTTGCGCAGCAGCGCACCGCAATGGACGCACAATTGGCAGAAACAAAAGCCAACATTGAGTCCTATTACGCGCAGCGCGATGAACAGCGCCAACTTAAAGCAGAAATCTCTGTCCGGCAAGCGGTTGCGCATGGCACAGAGCTCTTGTCGCAGACGCAACAATCGTTTTTTCATCTCTTGTCGCCTGGATTTGTGAAGGGGATTGGATGGCTGTCTCAGGCGGAAATTGCTGGACTCTTAGCGCAAATCGTAGCGGTACAAGATACGCTCGATAGTGCGAAGCAGACTATTCAAGATGCAATGTCTCACCGAAGTACGGTGAGTGAAAGTGTCATCGAAGAAGGAAGTGTACGTGGCTAAATACCGAACAAAGACCTGGGAGACTGCTGACATTGCGTTGCAAAGTCTCTATGGCATTTCTCTCTATGATTCCTCCAAGATGCGTCCGTACTTCGGGTCAGCGGTGAAGTTCCCGCTGACGACTGGGCACTTTGGGACGCGTCATGAGCAAACAGAAGATAGAGGGCTCGTGGTCACCAATGTTGGGGCAGGCACAGAAGAATTACTTGCCCCAACTATTCTCAATCTCGCATGGCATTTTGGGTACATGCGTTGGGCAGTAGATAACCTTGCTGCTATTCTTCGCCAGAGTAAAGGGCTTATTCAGGCGCGCCATATAGATGAGCGCTTTTTTAATGGTGCAATGAATATCGCACGCGGTGAATTTGAGCATCAGCGATTACTCCCGTTGCGCAAAGCCTTAAATGATCAGCATATTCCACTTTACCTGTATTGCGTTCCCTCAGTTTCTATTGAGACCGAAATCACCACTGGCAAGCCGCTTATGGCGGAAGGTGATCGGGTACTGTGTGTGCTTCCTAAAACCGTCAAAACGGCGCGGGATTATGGGCTCACAGAGATGGAAATCAATGTGTTGGCACCACAGGTGGTCTGGCTCATTAAGACGCTCTGCTCAATGCATGCAATTCGTACCAGCGATCAACTGGTAGCCAATTTGGATGGATGGATTGAATATCTCAATCCAATGATCTTGGAACAAATTCGTGAGGCCATCGGACAGGTGAATCCGCACCTGCTCTCAACAAAGGTCATGGCGCTGCTTCCGTCAGCTTCGTAGCAGCGCGGCGCGTACAAAGTGTGTGCTTTGTACGCTGTATTTCTTTAATTTTTAAAAATTAAGGAGGAACAGATGAAAAAGATTGGATTGTTTTTCCATCGTCTTTTCTATCGATTCACGCGAGCAGAACGCCTTACTGAACGAGAAGAAGCGTTCGTGCTTATCGTCTCACAGCAAGAAGCAAAGCCGTGGGCACAGGTCAAAGATGAACTAGGATGGTGACGCATGACGTTTCAATACTGCATTGACATCTTCGCGGCGCTTGCGGCGCTGTATGTGGGCCGAAGATTGTTTTATCCGTATCACTGCTCATGTGGCAAACGCATCTGGACAGGGCATGGTATCCTTCGTCATTTAAGTATGAAGCATTTATACGTTGATCCTCGTGGCAAAAAGTAGAACAGGTATTCTTCTTGTTTTCTGAGTATTTTTTCAGTATACTTTAAAAAAGTTGCGAATATTCAGAAAGAAAAGAGGAACATGACAGAAAACACGTATATCTTCGATCCTGAGAGTGCGAATGAACTTGCACGTCTCATTACACAGAGCCACTTTTTCATTGAGATGTGCGGTGGCCCACTGGCAGGTATTGAAGAGCGCCCCAACATTCGCACCATTCTTGATCTTGGTTGCGGTCCTGGTGGATGGGTACTTGATGTCGCCTTTGCACGCCCTAAGTCAGAGGTCGCAGGCATTGATATCAGCAAGGCAATGGTCGATTATGCGAATGCACGTGCCCTTTCGCAACAGTTAACGAACGCCAGTTTTGGTGTGATGAACATTACAGAGCCACTCGACTTTAGCGATGAAACGTTTGATTATGTGCATATGACGCTGCTTTTTGCAGTTCTCAAACGCCATCAGTGGCTTCCGTATCTCAAAGAGTGTCGCCGCATTCTTGCCCCTGGCGGATTATTCCAGAGTATTGAATTTGTACACACCGTTTCCAATAGTCCAGCACTTCAGCGCGAATACGATTTAGTCGCGCAGTATCTTTTTGATACTGGATACGGTTTTTCCTCGACAGGCAGTACCGTTGGGGTCGCCACAGCGCTTCCACAAGTGCTTCGTCGCCTTGGCTTTACGAATATTCGGCAAAAAGCGTATCTCCAAGATTTTTCACAAGGCTCCGCTATGTGGGCAAACTTTTACCGTAATCAAGAAGTAATGAGTACAATGTTACTTCCCCTCTTCGTGAAACGAGATATGTTGACGCAAGAGGATGCTGATGCATTGCACCGCCAACTGATGTTGGAAATCATCTCAGACGACTTTACTTGTACCGGCTATTGCCATGGGGTTGAGGCAGAGAAGTAAGGGGAGGCAAATAATTAATTATTTTTTCTCATTTGAGAATGTCTAAGAAAAAATAATTAATTATTTAGCGCGTTATTCTTCGTGGGGTTTGTTGTAGTAATTGATGGCTCTTCTGTATTGCATGATAACAAGTACGAGAAGGACGAGCGTAATCCCCGCTTCGATTAAGAAGAGCTGGAAGAAGACGGTATCGATTTGATCTTCCCAGGCCACGGCGATGTTATTAATTGAGATACTGTAGGAGTGCTCGTGAGCCATGATGATTTGTGTTTGTAACGGGTCAACTGGCGTGTGATTGGCGATGATTTTATTGGCTGCGACCTGAATGGGGATGTAGTCGCTATTGCTTTGGTTGACGAGTAGAATCACATTGTTTGGAGGATGGCGTGGCAAACGCAGACTTGTGTCGCCAGTTTGCAATGCTTGCTGTGCCTTGTCAGCAGGTGGAATAGTATCTTGCAGTTCGCTAAGTGCCTGGGAGCGATCTTGTTGATTGGTATCGTATTGCAAGATGAGCGCATCTTTCTCGATGCGCTCACAGCGTGCACGTTGGAGTCCAATCTGATTCATGATATTGCTAGGGCTTCCAAAGATTACCCATACAGCCAGGAAGGCAAGTAAGAGTAAGAAGAGGACGCACTCAGTGACAAAGATGATGAACGTGTAGCGCTTATAATATTTCACAATGTTTCACCTCTAGTGGAGTAGGTGATTGGCGTATCCAATCAAAATGCCGATAAGGACAGCGATCACCGTTGAGATAATTCCCCACAAGACTTTGATTTGCAGTTTACTTAAATCTTCTTTTGTTTCGCTGTCGCGTTTTTTTGATTCGTTATCCTGGGTTGTGAGGGTGGTGCTCATTGTCTCTAGTTTTTCTTTACATCTGGTGATTTCGATTTCGATGCGTTGTACAATATCGTTGATGCGTTGAAGTTTTAAGTCGCTCTCGCGAGCCGGTTCGTAGAGGCTGAGTTGAGATTTCAGTTGAGTAAATTCTCTCTCCATGATTTCAATGCGATACAGTAGGGTTGCTACTGGCTCCTGTTGTATTGGCTGCTGCACCGTCCATGCACTCCTTTGAAGTAGCGGGGTAGACACGGGAAAATGAGGATTTGGAGTGCGAACATTTGAGGTTGGCCCTAGTATAACACATGACAACTTCCTTTTTCTATGCTATACTACAGGCTACTGAGCCGCGCTCCACACTAATTTTTCACGCCTTGAAAGAAAAGACAAATCCCCACATTTTGTTTCTTTTTTTTACAAGGAGTGAAGAATGCGCGAGCTACTCGTTGACTATGCCCCGTATCACCGGTCTTCCGTGAAACCACAAAGCTACGAAGAATTTTGCGCCATGTATCCAGAAGGAAAGCTTGCTGGAATTTGGCGAATCTGTCAGAGTGATGCCAAAACAGGCGAAGTACAAAAAGAGCTCTGGACACCAAAAATCGTCACCGACAATGGGGCTGTTAATATCCTCGGATCGGCTATTGCCAACGCCAGTAATGCGAGCCCCTGGAATGATATTCTTATTACCAACAATGATGGCTCGACCACGTTGACTACTGCACTGACGAATGGGCAGACCGGCGTCACCAGTCTTTCGGTTGCGGCCATTCCAGCCGCTATTCCTTCAGGCACGACGGTACAACTTGGCTTTGGAACGGGACAAATACAAAACGTTGTTCTTTCTTCGCCTGCCTCACAAGGCGCAACGTCGCTGACAGTCACCAGCTTTACCGCAAACGCGGCCTATGCCATTGGTTCCGCAGTGGTGCCGCAGCCCACGATTACTGATAATCCGACCAACGGTAACTTGACGGCAAATGCGACCAGTCCACTCTCACAGTATAGCGGCGTCATTACCGGTGGTGGCTTTACCTATGCCAATACAACCGGCGCTGGAAATAGAAGTGTTGTAGTCTCATTTGTATTTAAAAACTCAACCAATGGCGGATCGACCACCAATGGAAACTATACAAGTTGTTGGTTAGTTAATGTTGCCTCTGGTGCAGCAAATACTACTACTGGCATCTTTGTGGGTAATTACATTGATCATGCCGTGAACCAGCCCATGACCGTTTCAAACGTAAGTAACCTGACAGCACAAATCACTATACGCATCTAGATAAATAATATAAGAGCTAACACTGCGTTAGCTCTTATATGCAGTTTATGTACTTTTCTTCCAACCTTTATATTGTCTGTACGCGCCACTATGGACAGAACTCATAGAGGCTTGGTCGAGTCCATGTTCTCTACAGAATTGCGTTAGATTATTCGTATTGTAAGTGATACCGTTTGGATCGATGAAATTGTATTTTGGTTTTGGGGCTTCCTGGGCCAAACTTGACCAACCGCTATGCGTTCGCTTTTTACCGGTGTTCACTTTTGCCATTCCAGAGTAATCAAGACTATGCTCGATGCAAAAATCTTTCAGTTTTGAAATGTCTCTGTATTCGGTGCCATCGGGAGATCGAAAGCCAGCGCATTGATATTGTTTGAGAACTTGTGGCGGGTATTTTTGCCAACCGTCGTGTATACTTCTTCTCTCAAAAGCGACATCTGACATTGCTTTGGCATCAAGATTATGTTCTCGACAAAATGCGCTTAGATTGACAACTCTATGAATTTTTCCTTCTGGGTCTGTAAACTGGTAACGTGCCTCTTTTTCTGGGAGAGGTGGATAGCGCTTCCAGCCTTTGTGACTTGCAACTTTTCCTTGTGCGACGCAACAGAGCGCTGAGACGAGCAAACCATGTTCTTTTGCGAAACGCGTAAGATTTTTTACATCTTGATAGATCGTTCCATCAGGAGCAATAAAGCCAGGGTACGTTTTTGCCTGGGCAGATTCTTTTCCCTTCCAATAGGCAAGTTTTTCGTGAGCCTCTGGCGTAGAAGTCGCTCTTTTGATACTCTCGCTGCGCTTTCTTCGCTCTTCTTGCGTATGAATGCGACCGGCATTAACAGTTTTGAGATGTTCAAATTTACCTTGCTTAACAAGTTCTTTTGCAAGTTTACTCCTTCTTGCTCTCCATTCTTTATCTCGAATATATCCACTTACACCTTCGCCACCAAATGTTTTATTGACCAGGGGCCATTTGTACACGGCTCCAAGATCGATGAACAACTTCTCTAGACTAAACGCGGCCTGTTCTGTGATGCCATCAGCTATTTTGACTTTGGTGATATTTCTTCCCTCGCGCCATTCTTTACGAATAATGCGGCAGGTAAGATGTTTGCACGTAGCGTGCTTTCGAGCGCAGTATTCGTGGCCGTCTATTCTCTTTTTACATCCTTTCCCAATATAAAAAGGCACAGTGCTTTCTCCTCGATAGAAAAAGTAGACATAAAAGATTGGTTCTGTGCGCATAATGCGCTTTTGTGCTATACTTGTACTCACGTTATTGATCCTCCATAAGATTTAATAATGTCGCGTCCAGAGGTGTTCTTGCGCCTGCTGGACAACCCTATATATGCGTAGTATACTACGAACAATACCTCAAGACAATGCAAATCTTCATGTGAAAAATCCTCTCAAACCCCCATTTTTTACAAGGAGTCTTTATGAGCAAATACGTTGTGCTGACTGAAAAAGATCAGACTATTCGTGGCGACCTGAATAACTTTGATGGCGTTGAAATGATTGGATCGGGCTCTGATTTTTATATCTGGAGTTGGACAAACCCTGATCCGACCGATCTTTCTACGATTGAAGGCAACGCTGCCTATATTGGCACTGTTGAAATTAGTTAGGAGGTATAGCAATGACACGCATTACCGTTGTGACCGCAGCTATTGATGAGACGACTATTCAAGAAATCGGCGCACTGATCGGAACCAATCTTGTTGGTGCGCGCACTGATTTTACGGTGTGGGAGTGGGAAGATCCTGATCCGACTGATCTTTCGAACGTTGAGGCGCTTGCCGACTATAAAGGGCAGGTTGCCCTGAGCTAATTTCTTTTTTTTACAAAAATATACATTCCTCTCAAATTCTTAGAAGTTTTCTAGCTTTTTGCGAGGATGTGTATGGCTTTTACAGCGCTTGTCCCTCCCATTTATTACAATGCGAAACAATACGGCGCGGCTGGCGATGGTGTGACCGATGATACGACGGCCATTGCAGCCGCGATTACTGCTGCCTCTGCGGGTGGCACTGTTCTTCTCCCTGTTGGTACGTATCAAATATCTTCGCCACTTTCGCTCTCTACCGCAAATACGCATATAGTTGGTGCAGGGCCAGGAACCATTCTGCGACCGACAGCCGGTTTTAGCGGTGCGCAAATTATCGGCATTACGGCTGATGGTTGTGGGGTGCGTGATCTTTATATTAAGTATGCCAATTCTACCTCCTCTGGCAATCCAGCCGCTAATGGTATTGAAATAACCGGCGCACGCATCGCATATCTTTCTGGCTTGCAGATCTATTATATGAATGGCTGGGCCATAGAGAGCATTGGCACCGCAGGCGTCAACAATGTGGCAGCTATCATGCACGCGATCCACATCAATCACTGCGCACAAGGCATTCATATTAAGGGGGTGACTGGCTCAAACTTTGTTGGGCAAAATCTGCTCTCTGATATTCTCTTGGAAGTCATTGACAATGGTGATGGTTTTTTCTTGGAGGATATTAACGACTGTCAGTTGACCAATGTTGGAGGGGCCGTTGCCGGTGGCTCTGTATCCGGTTCCGCTATTCATATTAAGGGTGGAGCTAGCAACACCATAATAAATATTGACGTAGGTATGATCACGACCGGAACCGTGAGTCCAACAATTCTGGTTGAAACCGGAAGCGCTGATCCCAACAATATCACCTTTATTGGTGGTGTGGCACAAAACGGCAATCAGGCCGTACAGATTACGGCTGCGAATAATATTAAATTCACTAGTATGCTCTTTAAACACTCGAATGCTGATGGTGTGAATATTTCAGGTACAGGTGGGCCAATTACGTTTAAAGACTGCAACTGGGCCACCAACAATCAGAGCAATACGACTGCGTACGAAGTGAACGATAGCCAAAGCGCAGGAAACAGTTATTTTGAAGGGTGCATCTTTCAAAGCCCTGTTGGCTCTGGTGCAGGACTCGTCACGAACGCGATCAATGATACCAATCACAGAGGATATTTCTTTGGCTGTCATTTCGCAGGAACCGGTAACACGCCAAGCACTACGTTTGCAGGTACACCACAAATTGTGAGGAGTTGCATTGGATATAATCCACGCGGATCTATCACACCGACTGCTATTGGTGCCTCACCTTTTACGGGAAACAGTAGCCAGAATGATATTCAAATTATCTTCACGGCCATTAATACGATGACGGCATTTACTATCGGTGGTACAAACGTCGGCAGTGTGCCCACGGCAGGCGTACCGTATCGTGTGCCAGCGCGCCAATCTTTTGTCATTACTTATTCAGGTGCCGCGCCTACCTATATTTGGCTTGCCGATTAGAAGGGGTACTACGTGAGTCTGTATTCGAGCACCGTTCTTGCTGATTCTCCTATTCGCTATTATCGTTTAGGAGAAACTTCCGGTACAGTCGCAACTGATCTTGGCAGTCAGGCACAAAACGGAACGTATACCAGCGTGACGCTCAATCAGACCGCACTCATTAAAGGGGATACTGATCCCTCAGTGCTCTTTAACGGGTCAAGTAGTAAAGTTGCGATCCCTACCACGAGTCTGCCGACTGGCGCTTCTTCTTGGACGATGGAAGCCTGGGTGAAAACACCCTCAGTGCTTCCTAGCAGCGGCTTTCCAACAGTGATGATGTTCGGGACCAATAGTGGCGCAAATCAGGCGTCTATTGGCTACAATCAATCAACCGGTAAGTTTACCCTCTCCAGTTGGGTCGCTAACAATGTCAGCTCCGCAACCGTTACCACGAGTACGCTTTATCATCTGGTAGGGACTTATAATGGGACAACCGCCATCTTCTATGTGAATGGCGTCTCTGCGGGGTCTGCTGCCTATGCGTATAGTATTACAGCCAGTCTTGCTGATATCGGAACGGATACTACGGGCTCTGATTTTTGGAACGGGACGATTGATGAAGTCGCATGGTATTCCACCGTTTTATCCTCGACGCAAGTCGCTCTTCACTACAATATAGGTATTGCAAGCCTGATGGCTTCGAGCGATGGTCTTTCTGCCAGCGACTCGATTACGTATAAAGCGCTCACTGCGTTGCCGCTCTATTTTACCAATACCGCAGGTTCCACGCTCGGCACGACGAGTCAGATGAGCATCACGCATGGCACTGATAACGTCAATGTGACGCAGCTCTATAGTCTTATAGGAACCTCCACGGCCTTTGGTGAAATTACCGCGCAAGGCACTGCCTCTGCCTGGGCTGCGTCAGGTTCTATCGGTTCTCCGACTGGCAAAGGGTTTATGCTGGAGACAGCAATTCTCAATCTCGTTGGTAATACCCTTGCAGCCGGTCCTTATACCGCGAACTTGCGTTTAAATACAGGGCACACCGATGGCACGCTTATAGGGTCAGTAACCGGCTGCACGCTTCATTTTCGCTTGTATAAATATAATGGCGGGGTCTATACGCAGCTCATTGATATGTCTCTTGCTGGGCAGACGGTCAATGGTACAATTACCACGTATGCACTTTCGGGCACAACCAATGCCTCAACCACCTTTGTCTCTGGCGATCTGCTGTATGCTGATATTTGGGTCACGATTACCACCAATGCCGGTGGAGATGCCGCGCTCAACTTTCGCTTAAATCGTATCTCCACCAATAGCACTGGCGATAGTAACTTTGAGATCCTCACGACCGGATACAGTTCGGGGGTCACCACAGTTACGATGGCCTCGACTGATTCACTTTCGGTGAGTGATAGCTATCTCCTCTCAGAAACCCTTCAGCCAACAGAAGCGCTCACGGTGACTGAAACCCCTCTTTTGTCAGAGACTTCTTTCGCTACTGATTTACTCTGCGCTTCTGAAGCGCAGGCCAGTTATGCTGCGATGATTCTTGCCGATAGTCCGAAGGCGTATTATCGTTTGAACGAGTCATCGGGCACCGTTGCCCATGATCTTACCAATAATAATCAACATGGCAAACTTTCAGGAACCTTTACGCTTGCGCAAACGGGGCTCATCGCTGGTGACAGTGACACAGCAATTCTCTTTGATGGCACAACCGGCGTCTTTAGCTTTCCCTATACGCTCAACTATACTTCCTGGTCAGTCTTCTCGCTGGAATTTTGGATCAGCACCGCAGGCGTGAGTCAACATGTTGCAGTGACTTCAACGGGTACAACGACGCTAGTGTACCTGAACGGCGCGCTGACGACAGCAGGCACGAAAGCGCCCATAGAAATTGGCAGTATCTTTGATTTTGCAGGGAGTTATCTTTCTAGCATCATTGACGAAGTCGCTATTTATCAAGCCATTTTGACGCCTGTCCAGATTGCCAACCATGCTCATGTGGCCGCGCCAACCTACGCGCTCATGAACACAACCTGGAATACGATTGAAAGTCTTCTGGTAAGCGATATTATTCCGCTGGTGATGGCATCAACGGATGCACTCAGTGCAAGCGATGGTTTCTTACTCACACAAACCGTGGCGCAAACGGATAGCTTGAGTGGCGCTGATACTTCTCTTTTCTCAGAAACTATTCAGCCAATAGATGCGCTCTCCGTGACTGAGACGCCGCTGCTTTCAGAGTCTATTCAGCCGGTTGACGCACTCAGCGTGAGTGAAGCCCCACTCTTATCAGAGGCCATACAACCAACTGATAGTCTGACACAAACGGAAGCACCATTCTTTGTAGACACCGTATTCACCATAGAAAGTCTCACTGCTACCGATGCCGCGCTGTATGCATTCACTATTATAGAAACCGTAGTGCTTAGTATCGCGGATACGCCACTCTTTACAAAACAGACGCTCTTTGTTGATAATCTGGCGCAAACGGAAGCCTTGCTCTTCACAGAGAATACACTTTTTAGTGATGGACTCAGTACGGTTGAGAGCTTTAGTGAAACCACAAGTCTTGCGGTCAACGAAGCGCTCTCGGTGGTAGAAATACCACTTACCACGCAAAGCGTAAGTATTGCTGATGGTCTGACACAGGTGGAGAGCATTGCCTACGTAGAAACGTTCTTACCCATTGATCCGGTCTCAGTGAGCGAGAGCATGTTCTTGTTTCCCACGCTCACGAGCCTGGATGTCTACTTTGTCACGGATTTTACCACTACTGGGCCAACGATCATTGAGCTACTCAGTGTGAGCGACCTCTCCACGCCAAGTCAGGTTTCTGTGGTGAGCGACGCAGTCACTATCAGCGATAGCGCATTCTTTGCCAGTACACCGCTCGCGGCAGAATTGCTTTCGGTCAGTGATGCATTCTTCACACAAGAGACGGCAACTGAAACGGCTCCCCTCAGTATCACCGAATTCTTCAGTGCAACCCCTGGTAGGGTGGAATTGCTCACGGTGAGCGAACAAACGCTGCTGAGTAGTTCTGTGATGGTGACAGAGAGTGCAGGGGTGCTCAGCGATCAGGAATACGCCAGTGAGACGACGCTTTTTGTAGACGCACTCAGTGTCGCTGAATCGCAACTGTACCCGATCACGGTCGCAGAAACTTCCGTGCTCTCGCTTGCCGACCAACCGCTTGCGATCATAACTGAGATTGAAAGTGCGCTCCTTTCAATTGCGGAAAGTATGGCGTTACAAAGGGCCGCGCTGGAAACAGGCGTACTCAGCGTCAGTGAAATCAGCCTGAATACAACCAGCGTCTTTGTAAGCGAGAGCAATCCGCTCACTGAGACTGTGCTAGAGACTCAAAGCATCTTTGTTGCAGAGTCAACGCTCGTGATCAGTGATGGCTGTGCTGTACAAGAAGCGTTTGTCCCAATTGAATCCCTGAGTATTACATCCTTCTGGAGTGCCAGTTTCTCGCGCATTGAGTTGCTCAGTATCACAGAGAGTGTTCTTGAGCAAAGCACCGTCTTTATTGCTGAAAGTGTGACGCAGACCGACCAGATAGCGCTTGTTAGTAGCGCGCTCACGGTAGACCTTTTGAGTGCCAGTGATCGCGGTCTTATCACGCAAAGCGTTTTTATCTCGGAAACGCCAGTGCTGAGCGAAACCGTTCTTGAAACGCAAGCAGTTGCACTCACTGAAACGCTGAACACTACTGATGGCCTCCTGGTTTCGCGCACTGTACTCATACAAGAGCCACTTCAAATACAAGAGTCGCTTGCGTTGGTGGTGCTCTTTGTGATGCAGGAGCATCTGCTCATCACAGAGGTGCATTTTGATCGGGCAACGACCACCATCACGGTGTATCTCGCAAGCATCGATATCTTGCACGCAACAGACCGACAGGCCAGTTTTAGTAGTTTTATCATTCCAACAACTTCCAATAAACGTGCGCTCACGACAAGTAGTGGGCAACATATTTTGACGCTTGCGCCAGAGCATTCTGTCCTTTCTTTGCGCCAAAGCGAGCGTATTCTTGAATAGAGGAAAACAATGGCATCATTTACTTTACTTCAGTATCAAACTGATCCGCCGTATCAGCCAACGCTTTTGGATGATCAGGGAAATACGTTTGTCTATACAGGATATGCACCAACAAACTTCACGCTCAAGCTCTATAATGCGGTGAGCAATACGACCGTAATTGGAGCTGGAAGTTTTTCCGTGGACGTGGTAAATAATCAATTGGCTTATCAATGGGCTGCAAGTGATACAGATCAGGCTGGAGTCTGGACGCTTTATTTGAATGTGACCATGCTTTCCGGTTTTGAACGTCGCTACGAAGATACGCTGTATATCGAGCCTGCGATTGCGTAAAAGAAAAACTTGTATTTTTCCCTGAACTTTAGTATACTAAGGGAAACCTCTTCATAAATTCCTCATTCCAACCCAAATTACAACAAGTACATTTGGGGAGGAACACATGCCAGTCACCAGTGCACCACAAACAAAAGATATTGTGTTGCAAGAATTCAAGGCGCTTGACGAGACGAGTGGCTCGTTCGAGGGGTATCTCTCAGTCTTTGGAAACATCGACTCCTATAAAGATATCGTTGAGCCAGGAGCATTCCAAAAAACGATTAAAGATGCCACGTCGCGTGGTGGAAAATATTTATTTCCCGTCCTCTGGCAACACGATCCAAAGGAGCCGATTGGTGGCTTTACCAATATGAAGGAAGATGGTCGTGGACTGCGTGTTCAAGGACAGATCGATCTTTCCACGCCGCGTGGGCAGCAAGCCTATTCTGGCCTCCGTATGGGCTATTTGGACGGTTTATCTATCGGCTACGACACCATTAAACAGCGCTACAGCGGCGAGGTGCGTCACCTTCTAGAACTGCGTATGTGGGAAGGTTCTGTGGTGACGTTTCCTGCCAATGAGCTCACGCGGGTCACCAATGTGAAAGCGGCTTGCGGGTCAACGGATTGGCCGCTTGGCGAGCGCAACGCTCCGTGGGATGGTGCACGAGCACATCGTGAAATCCTTGCCTGGGCCACAAGCGAGAATGGCGATCTGGATACCGCAAAAATGAAGTCAGTGCACTTTTATGTGGATGATGAAAGTGATGACCGCGCTGGTGATTATAAAATGCCCTTTTGCTTCATTCGCAATGGCAATCCTGTTGCGATGCCAAAGGGCATTATGACGTGTGCCGCAGTTCTACAAGGCGCAATGGGTGGTGGAGAGTTTGGAGATGCCGACGAAGCTATGAAAACGCGCATCGCCTCCTACTATAAAAAAATGGCAAATGAATTTAATGATAAAACCATTACTGCTCCATGGGATAACGATAGTGCGGAAAAGGATGAAAAACTATCAATGCAAACAAAGCACGATACATCTCCACGTGATTTCACCTCTGTGCTCAATGATCGCCAGCCAGATGAACTAACTGAAGAACTCTACGACCTCTTTGGTGCACTGATGACCAGTGTTTTTGAGCATCTACATATGGCAGGTGGTGACGCCAAAGCGGGGATCGAAGATTCGCTCAAACAGTTCGAGCAAGCTATTTTGGACTGGACGGATGAGGCAGTCAAAGCTGGAGTCGGTGACGAAGACGGCGATGATGACGATGGCATTGGCGAGAAGAGTGATCATCCTACTGAGCAAAAGAGTATGACGATTGCGCACTTCACCTTCTCGACCAGGGCCATGAAGCAAGCACTTCGTGCTTATGTGAAAGAAGGCCGTACACTTTCTTCTTTCTCGAAAAATCGTATCACCAATGCGCTTGATAGTATTGCGGAAGCAGTACAAGAGTTGCAGAACATGCTTGAAGATAAAAATCCGTATAATCCTGCTGACGAAGACGAAGATGAGAAGCCGGATGTGCCCAACAGCGCAGCGCTTGATGATGCTCCGACCAAACCAAATAGTCATCAAAAGGCTGAAGAGCTCCCAGTTGAGGAAGAGATTCCGACTGAACAAACGAAAGAGGAAGAAGCGCCTCTGATCAAAGAAGAAGAGTTTGAGGAAGAAGAGAAATCGAAGCCAGAAGAGGATTCTACTTCGATGGAAGATATTCGCAAATTGCTTTCTGAAATGAAAACGCGTATTCGTGAGCATAGTGAAGCATAAGGAGAACGATGATGGCAAAGGCAAAAATTGACAATCCAAATGTGAACAACAATGGAACTGGAATGTGGGGCGCTGGTACTTCTGATAATGGAAGCACCTATCCTGGTTCTGGTAACCCGATGATTGGGAAGAATGCATTGGGGCTCGATACCGACAACGCAACGATCATTAAAGATTTTAATGGTGGAAGCGCATCCAGCAGCGGATCGAGCGGCGGCTCCAGCCCTGATCAGGGTACAGGCGCACCTAATCGTCCTAGCCCTGATCAGTCACTTATTGGGAAGGCGAATACCAGCAGTCCTGATCAAGGCACTGGCGGCGCAAATAAGCCAACCCCTGACCAGAGTTTGATTGGAAGCAAAAGCGCATTCACCGCGCCAGTACGCAAGCCCACCCTTGGTGGGGTCGAAAAAGGCGTACAGATTCAGTAGTGAGCAGAATTGGTGTCTTGGAGCCGGATCATACCACTCCTGACTGAAGAGAAGCCGAGCGACGATTAAAAAATCGATTGCATCACTTCGATGGTTTAGCACACCACTTGTGAAAAGACTTTTTTTTGAAAACAGGAGTAGTAGTTCATGAGCGTTGATTTGAAGACCATGTACGAGGAAATGCGCTCGACATGGAGTGAAATGCAGAGCGTCGTAGACGTTCAAGATAAAGAGCTCAAGCAGCTTGGCAATGTTTCTGGCGAGACAAAGCAGCACATGGATCGCTTGAATGATCGTATTGGACACCTAGAGACAGCGATGGCACGTCCTGGCCTGGGCTCTCCGGCAGAGCGTGGCGAAAGCAAGAGCGAATCTAAGATGGCGCTTATTCAGGCACTTACCAAAGGGTATGGCTCTCTTTCTCGCGAACAAAAAGATCTGGTACCATTGGTCGGTCCTGGCGAAGTCAAAGTGCTGCAACAGGTGGATGACACTGGTGGTGGGTACGGCGTAACCGCTTTTATCGCACGCAATCAGAATTATTCTGTAGCAGTGCTTTAAGGGTTACACGAGCCGAGTGCTCACGGTAAATCTCGCTATATGCTGGAAACCCCTAAAGCCTTTTCTACTAACTAGGTGACAATGAAAAGGATGAATCCAAATGGATGAAATGGACAATCAGCAGGTAACTCCCGTAGAACTAGGATGGCTAGCAGGGATAATTGATGGAGAAGGTTATATTGGCCTTCGCCTGGATGATCAAAAAGGTAGACAATATCGCAGCATACGACCAGAAATTCATGTATGCAACACAGAAGAGGTAATTGTTTTGATGACAGCCGATATTATGAAACGTTTAGGAGTCAATGGCTACATTCGCGCCGCAACAGGCAGAACTGGCGTCAAAGATAACTATCGCGTCACAATAAAACGTATGGCACAGGCGGTTATTCTTTTGAAAGCGATACAACCCTATCTTATCGGATCAAAGAAAGAACGAGCACGATTAATCATTCGATTTTGCGAATTGCGTCTTTCAAACCAGGGCATCAGAAATCCAAACATTGGAGATGGCAAACGCGGTGCAGGGCGTATTAAGCCGTACACCGAAGAAGAAATGGCTATCTTTGAGCTAGTTGGTCCTATGTCACGTAGAGGCTCCTCAGAGGCCACACGCGAGATGCAACGTCATAATAGTGAAATTTGGGCGATGATGGAGGCCCGTAAAGATGCGAGCTAAAACACGCCAACAAATAGCTATAAACATACTGGTTTTCAGTATGTACGTTGTGAAGATATGGTCCGATCCTACGCGAAAGCGTAGGGCGGGGCGCGACTTAGCCCCAACTGACTTTGTGCAGGATATCATCAAACAGATCGTGCTGTATTCTCCTATTCGTGATATCGTAACGGTGAGACAGACCGAAAACAAATCGATCCTCTTCCCAACGCGTACCGCGACCTTTGCCGCGTCCTGGGTTGCTGAGCAGGCCAGCCGCGCAGAGACGCAGGGGCTCAAGTACGGTCAAGAAGAGATCATGAGCCACGAGATGTATGCACTCGTCTTGATCACATATGCTGATATGGAAGATGCGTACTTTGATATGGCACAGCAAATCCAGATGGAATGCGCTGAGCAGTTTGCAGTCACCGAAGGTGCAGCCTTCGTCAACGGTAACGGTGTCGGCAAACCAGAAGGGCTGCTTACCAATAGCAGTGTCAGTTACGTCCCTAGTACCAGCGGTAGTGCGCTGACGGCTGATGGCCTGATCACAACTGCCTATACGCTCAAAAGCGCGTACGCAAAGAATGCAACCTGGATTATGAACCGTTCCACCCTTGGGACGATCCGTACCCTGAAGGACTCGTACGGTCAATATCTCTGGCAACCTGGAATTGCCTCTGACATTCCAAATACGATCCTTGACCATCCCTACATGGAAACACCGGATATGCCGATTGTTGCGGCCAATGCCTATCCGATCATGTTTGGGGATTTCAAACGTGCCTACGTCATCGTAGACCGCGTTCAGATGGTGATGACACGCTTAACAGAGCGCTACGCAGACCTGGGGCAGATCGGCTTTATCGCACGCAAACGTGTTGGCGGTCAAGTGGTATTGCCGGAGGCGATTCTTAAGCACAAAATCTCAGTTTCATAGTATAATTGATGCATAACATGCAAAAGATGCATACATCAAAATAGCTATCAAAGTGGCTCCGCGAGCCAATCTATTGACCTTTAGGGTATACTTAGGATAGAAATATTCTTTGTATATTCAGAAAGGAAACAATATGCCAAGATCGAATAAGCTTTATACTATCTTGTGTGAAACTTGCGGAGCCAGTGTTGAGACATATGCGAAGCGCAGACGCTTTTGTGATACATGCTCAAGTAAACGGGAGCATGTACGGGAAGCTGGTTATGCCAAAAACTATCGCAAAGCGAATCCTGAAAAGATTAAGCAAAACAACAAAGATTCATACGCTAAAAATCCTGAATACTATAAGCAGCATAATGCTGTATGGCGTAAAGAGCATTGGGAGAAGCGCAAGGCTGACCACAAGCAATGGATTGAAGATAATCCTGAGCAGTGGAAAGAGCATTGTCGCAAAAACTATCGGTTGAACAAAGCGCCTTTTCGGGAAGAGCAAAATGCGCTGGCACGAGCCCGTTACGCGGCCAAGCCTGAGCTTTATCGGGCGACAAAGCGCAGAAACTTAGTGGCCTATCGTGCTCGCCTTGCGGGTGCCCCTGGTAACTGGACGAACGAGCAATTTGAGGAAGTATGCAATCAGCTTGACTGGTGCTGTTATTATTGTGGTGAGCAAGCAAACTGGTTTACTGTTGATCATATGCAACCTCTTTCCAGGGGCGGCAGTAATGATATCAGCAATATTGTTCCAGCGTGCAAATACTGCAATTTCTCAAAATGCGATAAAACGGCTGACGAGTTTCTTGAATATCTCAGAAATAAATCAGCCTGATAAAGAAAAGCCAATGAAAGTAAAATAAAAAACTTTCATTGGCTTTTCTCTTAAAACATAAAGTCAGCGTAAGTTAACTTTTGATGCAATAATGCAGAGAGAAGCATTTGCGATAGACGCGTCCTTTTGTGCATTTAATGCGTAGATTGCAAGTGTTTGTATCAAATTTTGACTATGTACCGTGTACTGTGTAGTGCCTTCGCTGTAGCACGTTCACTCAACTCTATTTAAATTTTCATTTCCCAGGATACAAAGTTAAAACGTATCCTGGGATTTTTATTGTGAATTTTTCTATGGCTTGCAGGCGAAGAAATGGAGAAACCTCCATATACCCCACTGCAAGGATGGAGTCGAAATGGCAAAGCGTGATTTATATCACAATCTAGAATTGGCATCTGTTGCCGTTCCGGTGGCAGCGCATGCAGCCTCAATTACCCTCGGTTCTTCAACGACGATTGACACGTATGGGTATCACGGTGTGGTGCTTGAAGTGATTGTTGGCGCAGTAACCGACAGCACTCATGCCCTCACTCTCTACGAGGCGGATACTGACTCGACCGGTAGTTATACAGCGGTTGCCGCAGGCGACATGCAAGGGGCGTTTCCCGCCAATGTGACAGCAAACACGAATGTGAAAGTTGGCTACATTGGGCAGAAGCGTTATCTGCGTGTACCGCTTGTGTGGACGACTTCCGGCTCTGGTGTTGGCGGTGTCTACGGGGTCCAGGCGATCCTTGGTTACCCGATGCACAAACCTGCTCCAAATCCGTAAGCGTTTGAGGAGAAGAGGGGCGCATGCTTCTCTTCTCACTATACGAGGAGAAAACCATGAGAATTCGAATGCTTCAGACAACTACTGGTTCCTATGACGGAACACACACTAAAGAGTATGAGATTGGGCAAGAATACAGCGTTGGGCACGACCTCATCTCGAAAGACTTGGCAGCATCATTTCTCGCAAGTAATGTGGCTGTTGAGATACAGGAGACTGAGCCAAGAGAAGGACAGGTTGTTCCTCACCAATCGCTTCATGCAAGTTCTGTTGAAGAGGAACCTGCTGGAGAACCAACTCCAAAAAGTCCTGATTTTACAGCCAGACATGAGAACGCAGAAAATCCGGCTACTCCTGATTTTACAGCCAGACATGATGATGCAGGCAAGCCTAGTTCTATGAGGGACTCCGGTTCTGCGACAAAACCCAATGCCGCAGAAAAACCGGATTCTATGGGGAAGCCGGATACTCAGGAAAAACCTAATTTTCCTGAAAGACCGAAAAAGTAACACAGTGGTGGGGAGAGAAAAATCTCTCCCCACTAATGGGGATAATACATGAAAATTCGTATGTTGCAGACGACCAAGGGATCACCAAATGGAACGCATGTACTTGAATATAAAAAAGATGAAGAATATGTGGTTAGCGGCTATCCGCTCCCCTTTGAATTGGCTGAGTCATTTCTTCGCGCAGGCGCGGCGGAACAAGTTAAAGAAGCAGGTTACAACGCCCCTGGTCCTAACGAGTTCAAGAGTGACGAGAGCGGCACGTCCGACGTACCGGAAGGGGATGTACCAGAAGCGACTCCCAGGCGCGGTAGGCAGAAACGGGGCATGACTGACCAGATCGAAGTAGCGGAGTAAGGGTATGACGGTTACTGTCGTTACTCCGATTACGCAGGAGCCACTGACCACACAGGAAGTACGCCAACATCTTCGCCTGGATTTCTCTGATGATGACAGCTACCTTGCCCTCATGATCAGTGAAGCGCGTGAATTTGGTGAGGCAGAAACACGACGTGCGTTTGCGCCACAAGGGCTTCAGGCGGTTCTGGAAATACCACTCATCCCTTCTGGGCCTCTTTCTGGTGGTGTTGGCTACCGGCAAAGCCTGCTTGAAGTACCCCTTCCACCTGTGACTTCTATCGAAAGCATTGAAGGAGAAACCAGTCCTGGTATTTTTCAAGTGATCGATTCCAGTAACTATGTGGTCGATCTTTCGCAGCAGCCGTGTCGCGTGTATTTGCTGACTTCTGCGTACTCCTTTCTTGGGAGCCAGTGGACACTGTGGATTGGGCCATATAATCCACGTTTTCGGGTGAACTATCACGCAGGCTATTCGCTTACACAGTTTCCTTTCACGCTCAAGCGCGCCATGCTGGAGCTCATTGCCTATTGGTATGACTACCGCGAAGGCAAAGATGACGCGCATGGTTCACATCAAAATACAGGCGGGAAAAATCCTGGCATGCCTCCTGGCATTCAGGATAAGTTTGAGAAGTATCGGGTGTATTACGGATGACGAATAAAGCGCATTTGAATCCTGGCGAGATGACCAGATTTATCACGATACAAAAACCGGTAGACGCTCCTGATGGTGCGGGTGGAGAGACACGCACCTGGGCTACCTTTATTCGTGTATGGGCAAGTGTGGAGCCCAATTCTGGTTCAGAGACCTATTTTGCGCAACAGCTCTATCCTAAAGAATCCTATACCGTACAAATCCGCTATAAGACCGGCGTCGTTCCTGGTATGCGTATCGTGCTTGGTTCGCATATCATGCGCATCCATAGCATCATTGATCTTTATCAGGAACACGCATTTCTCAAAATGAACTGTGAAGAACTGCAAGCAGAAGGGGCGGTGCACTAATGCTTGAAGGATTAGACGCTGTTCTTGCGGCGCTCGACGCGGAACTGATCAAAGTCCAGCAGGGGGCAATGGAAGTCGTAGATGACACGGTCAACACTTGCACACAATTGTCGATTGATTATTGCCCTGTTGGCAAAACCGGACGGTTGCAACAAGCAATTACTAGCGATCCTGCAACACAGGTAGGAGACACGATTGTGGGCGCGGCTGGCATTCCTGATGGTGCTACGACCTACCAAAACTTTGTCCACTTTGGTCACTTCACACGCAATCATCGCTCTTTCGTACCAGCCAATCCGTTTATCTCGCGTGCCTTTTTTGAGGTACAGCCAAGCTTCTTTTCGGACATGGAATCAATCGATCTTTAGGAGCACACTTTGGGCACAGCAACGCAACAGATACAGCAGGCGGTTTATGGCGTTCTTTCTACGGACGCCGCGCTACTTGCGCTGGTGCCTGGAATGTACGATGAAGTGCCAGAAAACAGGACGTTTCCGTATCTTGTCCTGGGGGATGCCACTGAGACACCATTGGATACCTTTGCACGTAAGGGGCGCATTGCCACCATTACGGTCTCCATTTATTCTATGCAGAAGGGTTTCAAAGAGTCGCTCACTATTGCGGATCGAGTAGATGTGCTGCTCAATCGCAATAGCTTTAACCTCTCTACCTACGATACGGTTTACACGATGTATAAAATGCTTTCGACGCAACGTATGGGTGATGGGCTGACCAGAAAAGTAGACATCAAGTATGACGTATTTGCTGAGGAGCGCTAGGTGGGAACGGCCACGCTTCAGCTTCAAGAGGCTATTTATGCGTTTCTGGAGGCTGATACTTTCTTCGCTGATCACGGTTGTGCTGTCTATGATGAGGTGCCTGAAAACGCTGCATTCCCCTTCCTGGTGCTCTCAGACGGCATGGAAACACCGCAAGATGTCTTCTCAGAAAAAGGGCGGTTGACGATCTTCAATATTCATATCTGGAGTATGGCGCAAGGGATGGAGGAAATGGAGGTGTTGTTTAACCGCGTGGACGAACTCTTACATTATAATTCAGCGCTGCCAGCGATGCCAGGATACGTGTTCATTTATGGGAAGCGAGACACGATGACCGTTCAGCGTGATACTGATGGTCTCACGAGGCATCTGGTGGCGCGTTACGTTTTTCTTAGCGAAGAACGAATCTAGCGTTGAAAGACTTCCTCATCATAGTGTTTCTGGATGGCCTCTCGGTAGAAGCGCACCACATCTTGTGAGATGGGCGCGAAGTGATGACAGTCCACTCCCACATTCAGGCTATTCACTTTTACCAGTTGCTTCTCGTGAATATGTCCAAAGAGGGAAAAGATGCCTTGTGGACGATGACTTGGTTCGTGTACCAGGGCAATATGTTGAAGATCAAGCGTAAGCATGAGGCAAAATTCTTTATAGATAGCGTAAAACGTTTCGCGCAGGGTATCGAGCGTGACCAATCCTTTCTCCAGATCATCTCGCTCATAGTTGCCAAAGAGTAGAGCGATGTCGCCATTTAGACGACGGCTCACATTGTAGTTACCAAAGTCTCCCAGATGATAGACGAGATCGCCTGATTTGACCTGGGCATTCCAGTTGGCAATCATGGCCTCATCCATCTCTTCAACACTTTGGAAAGGACGACGCGACAGATCAAGTGTGCGCTTGCTGCCGAAATGCGTATCTGCGGTATAAAAAATGTTCATTAAAATTTCTCCTCTAGGACTTGATAGACGGTCAACCCAATCTCATTGAGCGCTTCGTCGCTGTAGCCGCTAGAACGTACAATTGGTTTGCGGTCCCTTGGGCCACCTGCATAATTTTTGAGGTAGAGATAGTTTTTTCCCCACTCACATTGTTTTCCATAGATAGGAACAACGAGTACTTCATCACGGTGATTGGTACGGTACTCAATGGCTGTGTTCACAGCTTCGCTCGCATATTCGTTGGTAAGGATTGCCGGAGTACAGACAACCAGAATAATGCCGCTCTCGCGCATGATGCGTTCTACTTCTTTCACTGTTGGTGCGATGTATTCACAGGCAATGGTTTTGCCACGCATTTTTCCAACCAGGACAATTGATTTCTCAAGACGTTCCAAGAGCATTTTATCCTTCTCGGTTTTGCCGTCTAACATGGAGGAAATGAGAAACACGGTGGCATCAGCCTTTGGTGCGACAATCATTGGATTGCTGCGATAGTCATCGCGAATGCTGAGCAGTCGTGCCTGGACAGCGAAACTATCAGGTCGGTTCGCCTTGTCCAGCGTAATCATTTCTTCCACTAAGCGATTGAGACGCAGAAGCGCTGGATGTGTTACCTTTGGTAGTGACACAAACTGAAATGGGGCATCAGAAGGATCAGTGCCACTGAGTAAAAAATGAAAGAGCGCGCCAAGTGCATAGACATCACTCTTTGGTTCAGAGCCCTTTTTGTACTGCTCAGGGGCCGCATATCCAGGCGAGCCAAGAGCGCTGGTATCTTTGGTGTTGGCCGCAAAGAAGCGTGCAATCCCAAAGTCGATCAGACGTACTTCGTCCTCTGGCGTAATCATGATATTGGCTGGTTTGATATCGCGAAAGGTGATATTTTGAGTATGCAAGAAGGTGAGTACATCGCAAAGCTGTGGGCCATAACGTAGCAGCGCAGCCAGATCAGGCGTGTGCATTACGTCTTCAAGCGTTTTGCCTTCGATATATTCCATTGCCAGATACCAACGTCCGTTTTCCGTGAAGTTCTCGTAGATAGCAGGTAGCATTGGATGACGAAGGTTTCCAAGTAGGCGCGCTTCATTTTTAAATGCGGTGACCGCTTTTTGATATTCCAGTCCAACCAGCGTGCTCTGGCTCATCTCTTTGATCGCAACGACACGATTGATGGTGCTATCCAGCGCTTTGTAGACGGCTCCCATACCACCTTGTCCAAGAACACCAGTGATGAGGTACTTTCCAGCCAGGATACCGGTGAGATTTCCTGTGGCGGTAAGGGATGCACCGCACGTTTGACAATATTTCGCGGTTGCGCGTGCGGTTGTGGCACAACCAGGACAGGCGATCATATTTTTCTCCTTACATGCATGAAAGAGACGGCGCTTTACCGTCTCTTCTTTGTTTGAACTTCTTAGGCAGCGCAGCGCGCCTTTAAGAAGGTGTATCCGATTAGTGTACCGCTATAGCGGCATTCCAGCATCATCTCTAGGGGTATCCACACGTTTTCTCCTGCCTCGCCCATCTCTTCGTTCATGTCTTTACCAGGAGTGATTCCGGTGACATCAGCGGTGTAGAGATATACCTGCTCGTTGGTCTGTGTACCGGTGATATATTTGGTTAAGAGCTCCACTTCGCGGATTACGTAACCGGTCTCCTCTAACACTTCGCGGATGGCGCAGGCGTCAATGCTTTCGCCGTCGTGGTCGATACTTCCGGTCACCGGACAGCCGTAGTAATGAGAGTAGTCGGCACAGAGTGGCTGACAACGCAGGAGCACTTCGGTGCCGTTGTTACGGGTGAGGAGAATACCAACGCTGTCGCGCCCACGACGCTCGGCGTAGGTGAAACCACCAGCCGTTTTATAAAGCGCAATCCACTTTGCGTCATGCACAAGGATTTTATTACTATGCACCACAACCTGTTGTAGAAGCTTTTGCATGCTTTCCTGCGTATACTGCTGTCTTTTGTTCTTTTTATTTCTATGTTTGCCCATTTGTTTGTTTCTCCTTGAATGTTTCGTTTATTTCTTCTACAGGAAGTATACGTCATTCGAGAGGAAACGTCAAGGGTTATTTCTCTGTATTTTCAGAAACAGCTTCCTTTACGGCAGTGTAGGTTACATCGCAGTTGAGGTTAAAGAGTTCATTGTTGATCACGAGTAGTAGCATAGGGATGTAGCAGCGCCCCAGGAAAATGAGGGCAACGCTATCTCCCCACCGCAGGTAGTCATGGAGTTGGTTGATAATATCTGCTTGATCTATTTCTTCGTCAGGGGCATAGGTATTTTCAAAGAAGAGAAAGTTGGGATCGAGTTGTTCTTGTAGATCTTCCTCGATACAATCGCGATGTTCTTCGTGCAGGCGCACGCCAAGTGAGATAGCTTTCATGCTGGTTCCTCCAGGTGTTGAATATAGGTTTCGTTATGAAAAATGGCCTCTCTTATAAAAAGAGAGGCGCTGGACTGTTTTCTATTATCGTGCACTTCTGCACAGGGCTTGAGCTTCTTTATAGATGGCACGAGCGGCCTCGCTGGATGCGTCTTTGATAATACGCTCGAAGTAACGGGCGCGCTCGCTTGCGTGATTGCTATAACGGTCGCTAGACAGTGCGCGTGCGATTTGTGCGCAGGCTTCGTTGTGCTCTTTGGGCGCGTCTTGCGCGAAACTTGCCAGGAAGAAGTAATCACGAATGCTGTTCAGGCTTGCCGGATTCAGGTCGAACTCTATTTTGAAAGTTTTGTTCATTTTTTTATTTCTCCTTGAATTTTGTTTTCGTTTATTTCTTATACAGGAAGTATAGCCTATCGTGCGTTTTACGTCAAGCATTTTTACGCCGTATTTTCAGATCGGGGAAAAACGCATTTTCTCTTGACGCGGGGCCAATTCTCTGCTAGTATAAGGGGTATCCACCTGTAAATAACACAAAAAAGAGAGAATTTGGAAATCGCAATCACCCCAAATTCTCTCTTTTTTGTACCTCAAAGAAAAATCATCATGAAACAAAGAAAACGCAAAGACGAGATGATGATTTTTCTTTGAGGAGTTGCACGATATGACCGCAATTGCAGGCTACGCCGGAAGTGTAAAAATTTCCACAAACGTCGTTCTTGAGATCGACAAATGGGATCTCAGTATTGACGCCGACATCTACGATACTTCTTCCTTTCCTAACGCCTGGAAAACCCAAATCCCAGGACTCAAAAAATGGTCTGGCTCTTTCAGTGGTCGTCAATACCAGGGAGACAGCACCGGACAGGCGCTTATACAGGCCGGACTCTTTGGCGGTACCAGCATTGCTCTTGCGCTCTTCACTGATGGGACGCATAACTATTCGGGAACCGCATTTATCAAGCAGATGAGCGTGAAAACGGCAGTTTCCGCAACAGTCGATGTATCCATATCCTTCGAGGGTAGCGGCACATTATCGTATACGTAAGATGTATATAGGGCGTATACTGCATTCTTCCTTCAAAATATTCATAAGAGATTAACGAAAATAAAAGACGTTAGTCTCTTTTTGTGTTTTGGAGGCATTTATGTCTGCTGTAAGTGGCTACAGGGGAAACGTTTATATCACGGCAACCCCTTCTGTTTCTTTTACCAATATGGCGATGACCGATAGTGGTGATCATCAACACTACACGACGCCGTCTGGAACGTATACGCAGCGCTATTGGGATAACACGCAACCGCTCACGGTACAAACGTCGGCTACTGGCTCAGGTGGATGGGCAACCGTGACGAATTATACCGCGCAGTATGTTGGCGGAGCCCTGGTCTTTAGTGTTCCGAACACGAATACGTTTGTGCGCGTCTCAGGGAATTACTTTACCTATTCAGCGCTTGGTGATGGGCACAGTTGGGATCTTTCTATGGATAGTGATATCTATGATGCTTCGACCTTTACGAATGCCTGGAAGATTCAAATCCCAGGACAGCTCAAGGCGTCTGGCAGCTTTGCCAAATTTTATAATGACGGCTCTTTTCTGAGTCTGATGAGCGCAGGCGCGCTGATGGTGTTTATTCTCTTTACCGATGCGCTATCAGGGCCAGCACCACAAAACGGGCCGCGCTACGAAGCATACGGCTATATCAAACAGGATCAACTCAAGCAGGCCGTGAACGCGACGGTGGACGAAAGTCTCTCTTTCGAGATTACAAGCCAGCTTTACTATGTTGCAAATTAATTGGAGTAAAACATGAATTTACGTGAGAAAATTTTTCAAACCAATGATCTACAAGAAGAAATGCTTGAAATTCCAGAATGGGAATGTAGCGTTCTGGTGCGTGCAATGACGGGCGCTGACCGCGCACATCTGTTGCAACATGCCATGATGAAAAACGGGCAACCTGATCTTATCAAACTGTACCCAAATCTTGCGATTGCCAGCATGCGCGATCCTGAGACCAAAGAACTTATTTTCAAGCCAGAGGATCGTGATCACTTGGCACTTAAATCAGGGGCGGCGCTAGAGCGTGTTGCGCAGGCCGCAATGAAAATCAATGGCATGTTACCAGAGCAGCTTAAAGAGGCAGAGCAAACTTTTTAGATGCCAACTCGGAGAAACGGCTCTACTTTGAGTTGGCACTTCGCTTAAAAAAGACGGTAAATGAGCTCTTGCTCGGTATGTCTTCGCAAGAGCTCACTGATTGGGCAATCTTCTTACGCATAAAAAATGACGAAGAAAAAGAGGCGATGGACAATGCAAAGCGAGGACATTAACATCTTTCTTCTCCATGAGGGACAAATCTATACCTATACGCAAACCTTCCACGCCTGGGAAGATGACGATGGCGCGGTGGTGCGCACACCTTATGAAGTTGCCGAGTATCTCTATGAAGAAGGAAACTATGCCTGCGACTGCAACCGAAGCCTCTTTCTTGAGCAATATTGCGCAGTTGAGTTTCCTGACGCCTCAGAAGATGACTTTTGCCCACTGCCTTGCGGCGAGACAATTACGCTGATCAAGTTGGTGAAATAATTAATTTTCAAAAATAAATTCTGAAGAAACAAAAATAAAAATTAATTATTTATTTTGCGTCTACTTGTGGTCTGGAGGTGCGTTATTCCGCTCTTGGGCGAGCTGGTCGTAAATTTCAGCGCGAACTTAACTGACTTCACCGCAGGTATTACGCAGGCGCAAACGCTGCTCACTGACTTTGGTACGCAGGTAGATGCGGTTTCGCAAAGTTTTAGCTCTACACTCTCCACCGCAGCCGCAAGTGCAGGAACGGCTGTTAGTTCTTCAGTGAGCAGCGCGGGTACTTCTGTTGCTTCTTCTAGCGCTTCGATGAATAGTGCGTTTAGCTCGGTCGTCTCTGCGTTTTCTTCTGCATCCTCTGGCGTTGCTGAATTTGCCACAAGCGTGATGGGAAGTTTGAGCGAGGCAGGGGCAAGTGTGGCTGAATTTGCCTCTGGCATCGGAGAGAGCTTACAGGAAAGCTATCACAGTTTTGTCGATTTTGGCAATCAAATCGGTGAGACAGTGAACAGCTTAACAGAAATGCAGTTTGCCGGTTTCAAGATGGTGCAGGGGCTCGTTGCCAGTGACGCAGAGATGGAACAAACGAAGATTGCCTTCAAAACACTCCTTGGCTCTTCGCAGGCAGCAGGAACCTATCTCACGCAACTGTGGAATTTTGCCGCGAAAACGCCATTCCAATTTCAGAACTTAGCAGGCGCGTCTCAGCAATTAATTGCTTTTGGTTTTAAGGCAAAAGACACCATACCGGATTTAACGACGATGGGGGATGCGCTCAGTGCAATGGGACGTACGGATGCCGGATCGTTGCAGCAGATTGTGGGCGTGTTTGGCCGTATTCAGGCCGCGTCAAAGGTGAACGCGATGGATATGAACATGTTGACCTTCCTGGGCATTCCAGGGTGGAAATATCTTGCGCAAGCAATGCATATGACGGTCACACAAGTACAAGAGCTTTCGCGCACCGGTAAATTGACTTCAGAGCAGGCAATTCCTGCTTTGATCTCTGGTATGCATCAAGCCTTTGGTGGCGCAATGGCCGCACAGGCCGTGACGTTTAATGGATTGCTGACCACGATTAAGGACAATTTGATTGCCGCGTGGCGCACCATCTCAGGGCCGCTCTTTGATCAGGCAAAGATGGCCTTAAAAGCCTTTGGCGATCTGGCAGGCTCTCCCGTATTTCAGAATTTTGCCAAAGTGATCGCAGGGGTACTTGCGCAAGGATTTGCCCTACTTGGCTCTGTCCTCAATTCCACCGTTGTTCCGGCATTTAAGACGCTCTTTGGTTTCTTTGGGCAAATCGCCTCTGTTGGTGGGAATCTGCTTCCGCACATGGACTTTACCAGTATTACGAACGGGGTGACGCAACTACGTGGTGCATTCGCAGGGCTGATTAGTTCCCTTACTGGATTGGTTGGGCACTTTACTATGACAAAGGGCGCTGGAGACGGTTTGCGTGCTTTCATGGCGCAAGCGCTTGTGGGCGCAATGAGCATTGCAAGTGGGGTGATGCGTCTCTTTACGCAAGGGTTACAAATTCTGACTGGTATCATCAATCAGCTTCGCCCAACACTACAGCAGGTCGCGTCTATTCTTTCTGGCACATTTGTGCAAGCGTTTAATCAGTTGCGCACCGCAACCGGTTCTCAACTCAATGCTGGTTTTGAGCTCTTTGGTAACATCCTCAAGCAAGTTGGAGAGTGGGCAAAATCTTCTCTGGTGCCAGCGCTCCAGCAACTTCTTCCGGTGCTTGCACGCCTGGGTAGTTCTATTGTCTCCAATGTGGTACCAATCATGATCAACTTCCGTGATCTGGTGCTTAAAATTGCAGAAGTAGCGCTTCCCCCGCTCATGGGCATTCTCGGTTTTATCATTCCGGTGGCACTACGTCTGGCCTCAGTCATTGGTGGAATTCTCACTGGCGCATTTAATATCATCGGGCCAATCGTGGCTGGATTTATCTCTGGCTTAACGAAGATGATTACCTTCTTTCAGCAAAACGAAATTGCAGGGGCGCTTCTCAAAGGTGTTCTTATCGCGATTGCTATTCCGCTTGGTCTGCTTGCGATGGTGCTTCTCCCAATGCTGATTGCCGATATGGTTGGCTCTTTAATAGGGGCAATTGTCGCCTCAGTTGGTGGTTTCTTTGCGATGGCAGGTGCACTCTGGACAGCAGCAGCAGGCATGATTGCGCTTACGTGGCCGATTTTGCTCGTGATTTTGGCAGTGGGTATTTTAATCGCGATTGTGGTGCTCGTTGTCCAGCACTGGAATCAGATTGTCGCTTTTTTCCAGGGGCTTTGGGCAAAGATCGTGGGCTTTTTCCAATCAAACGCCAATACGATTATGAACATTTTGAAAGTCCTGGGAGCAATTGCCCTGGTTGCTTTGACTGGCCCATTTGGCATTGCAGCGCTCCTTATTATGACGCACATCAATCAAATCAAGCAATTCTTTAGTGACCTGGGCACGCATCTGCGCCAATTTGCGACCGCGACCAAGAACTTTGTGGGAGATAAATTTAACGATTTGGGCACAACCATGCGTACGGCTGCAACCAATACGAAGAACTGGGTAGGGGATCGTTTCAATTCGCTTGGCACAACGCTGCATGACGCAGGTGTCGGAGCCGTGAAGGCCGGTCAATGGATGTATCAGCATAACACCTACTGGAAAGCCGCTGTTGATGATGTGACGAAAGCTTTTAACGATACCAAAGCAAAAGTTATTCAGATTGCTGGAGATATCAAGACCGGTGTCGGAAACTTTTTTGATGGTTTAGGCACGCATCTGCGCGAAATCGCAACGAATATAAAAAATGATGTGGGGGGCGCATTTGATTGGCTCGGTACGCATTTAAACGAGGCCGCAAACTTTGTCAAGACAAATGTTGGTAATGCCTTCGATTGGCTTGGTACGCATCTACGGCAGATTGCTACTGATATCAAAAATAACGTTGGCAATTTTTTTAGTCAAATGGGAGAGAAAGTAAAATCAGTCATTGATGATCTCAAAATTGGGGTGGAGTACCGCTTTTTACAATTGGGGCAATTAGTCAATCAAGCTGTTGCGTGGCTTCAGGTCAATGTGATCTCGAAAGTACAGGCGATGGTGTCTGGTTTCCTTGATCGTATTGGGCAATTAAAGGATCAGGCGATTGCGCTGGTACAGGGCTTTGTCTCGAATTTTCTGGGCACCATTGGTGGTCTTGCAAGTCAACTCTGGTCGGCAGGCGCGAATCTGATTGGCATGCTTATCAGTGGCATTGAATCAAAACTTGGTGATCTTGCAGGAGCAGTAGGGCAAGCAGCAGGTAAGCTCGCGAGCATCTTAGGATTTCATAGTCCGACCGAGGAGGGACCAGGAAGTGATGCCGACACCTGGATGCCAAATCTCATGACGATGATGACGAGCGGTATGATTGGGGGCATTCCTAATTTGCAAAAAGCGGCGCTGCTTGCCGCTTCCTCTGTACGCGGCGCGCTTTCGATGGCGCTTCCTATCTCCTCTTCTATTGGGGTGAACAGTTCCTTCTTTGCGCAAGGGGCGGCGAATGCCGCAAAATCAGGAACCGCCAATATTTATGTCCAGCTAGACAGCAAATTGATTGGACAGTCTGTAGGTCAACCAATTGCTGATTATATACGCGTGAAAACCGGAGTACACGTATGAGTATGACTGTTACGATTGGCGGCGTCACCGTGAATGCCACCGTGGCTAGTATTTCGATAGAAAACAGTATCGATGAACGGGCAACCGCAAGTTTTACAGTTTATGATAGTGGAGGGTCTAATCATTATACTCGTGGACAAACATGTACGATTACCGATTCCACGCTTGGGCTCCTCTTTAATGGCATTTTGACGGACGCTGAAGAAACAAAGCTTATCCCTGGCAGCGATATTATGAGTAACATCAGTGCAGTTGATCAGCGTTATTTCTCAGACAATCGCTATTTTACTGATAACGAATATGTGGAACGTGCTTCTGGCGATATTGTGGCTGATGTTGCAACAAAGTATCTCGTACCAGAAGGGATTGTTGCCAATGTCGCGATTGATCATGACAATAGTCAGGCGACGATGAGTACGGGCACACTTTCCAATACCACAGCTACGACGCAAGGGCTGACGCTTTCCCCCTCTGGCACAGAATTTAGTAAGACCGAAACTTCCACCGCTGATTTTAATACAGGGACGCTTAATGAAGTGGTGGGCAGTAATAATTCTCTCGTGCTTGCCTCTACCAAAGCGATGAAATATACGGGAACGGTTGCCCCCAATATCTCCAGTAATGCGTACCTGTATACCATGATTGCAACTCCAAGTCTTGTCTTAGCGACAGGTGACTATCTTTCCTATGATATTTTTATTTCTTCTACGTCGCCTGTTATCTGTGGTGGCATCGATGTAATTGCGACCGATGGTACCGCAGCACGCGATGTGACGTTGGTTGATCAATATGGGGTGAACATGCATCCAAATACCGATCTTTCTAATTATGCAAAGGATACATGGTATCATCGAGAGATTGGTTTCAACAATCCTAATACAACGACCATGATTGGAAAAACGACAAGTCATGCGGTGATTGCTCTGGAAGGTGATACCGCAGGAACCTATACCATCTATGTGCGTAATGTGACGATTAAAAACAGTGGAGGAACCGTACGCGCTACGATCTTTAGTACGACCTATTCGAAGCATCAAGTTGTGGGAAATTCTGCGTATTACGGATATCAGCTCTCAGTGGTCACCGCGTACAATGATGTTGGGCAACGCATCTCGCCAGCCTATAGCATTTCAGCACCGGCCATTGCCAGCGATAGCCTTATTTCCTGGGTGACTCCTGACTATGTACAAAGCACCGCCAACTCAAATACCTATCTTCCACCCGTGACAGTGGAAACCTCTTTTGATGGTGGAGCAACATGGCAGGCGTGCAGCAATCATGCTCCTATTCCAAGTTTGCCTGCTGGATTTACCACCACAAGCCAGACGATTACCCTTAGACAGACGCTTGCGCTCGCTGGCCCAAATCCTGAGATTACACCGTCCATCTCCGATTGTACGGTAACGATCTCACCATCCTACACTGCGACAAAAACTGACCAGCACAACAGCGATAGCACTTCTATAGATTTTAGCGCAGGAACGCTTACGAATGTGTCCTACGTAAGTGGCTCAGGTGAGCAAATAACTGGTGCATTTTCAGCCTGGGGATCGGGCTCCATTATTAATGTCAGCAACTCTGTAACAGGGCAAACAACCTTTGGAACTGGAACCGGAAATCCGATTGTATCGCTTTCCGGTGGGCAATTACAAATACGTGAAGGCGCACCAACTACGCCTAATTTTGTTTCCAGCCGTTTTGATTTTGCAGGACAATGGCAGAATTTTATTCTAGAAATAGATATTGAATCGCAGGCGTCAGGCACATTTATGCCAAATGTGGTCTATAGAACGACCGGTTGGCAAAATGTGGATGATACCTACGCGTACACGCTTCAACTACAGGCAACATCTATCGCACTCTATAAAGGAACAAATACCAGTTCCGGTGGAGGCGGTTCAACCTCGCTTGGCACGTCAGCAGGCACCATTAACTTTCAGGCGGGGCAGATTTATCGCTTAAAGATGGTCATTAATGGGAATAGTCATCAGTTTTATATTAACAACATTCTTGAACTTTCTGTGACTGATAGTTCCTGGCCGAATGCTGGATATGTGGGAGTGAGATTGTGGAATAATACGACGCCAAGACAATCAGCGTTTTATACCAATTTTGGCATTATGAGTAGTGCATTTGTAGGAACGCGGGTGCAGCCAGCGCTTTCGTTGAATGCACTTGGCTCTGTGTATAGTTCTCTTATCCAATGGAATAGCAGCGAGCCGACCAATACGGACATTGTGATTGAAGCATCGATTGATGGCGGTTCCACGTGGCAAACCTGCACCAACGGGGGGAGTATTCCGCAGCTTCCTAATGGCACAAATGTCGTCGGGAAATCACTGCTGGTACGAGAAACACTCAATACACAGAATGCAAATGCAACGCCTACGCTTGAAGGAATTACATGGCTTGTCGTGGGAGCATATAATGCAACCGGTTTTCGCAACACTGTTTCCCTTGCGCTGAGCCCTGCTGTGCGCTGTGGTTCAACCAGTGTGACCTGGAATGCATATACGCCAACAAACACGTCTCTTTTAGTTTCAACAACACTCAATGGACTTGTCTATACTCCTATTAGCACCTCTGGCGATCCTATCACGGGGCTTCTTACAGAGCCAGATCCGACTGTTGATCAATTCAACGTCAACACGTCAGCCAACTATACCGCAACCTTTGGCACAGGCGGGGCGCTAGCAACGTCATGGTCGTATGATCTGGTGAACAGTCGTATTACTGCGCACAATGGCACAAACGCACTCTTTTTAGTCAATGCGTTAACGGCTATCGGCGACGTTGATATAATCGTTGATATGGACATTACGGATGCTGGTGGAGTTGTTTTTCACTACGTGAATGCATCAAATTATTATTTCGTGGTCGTCGGTGACTCTTCGAGTGCCTTTGCCACCAATGTACTCAGACTCTATAAAATGGCTTCCGGCACAATTAGTCAGTTAGCCACACAAAGTATCACATTTGCGCATGGCACGTATCATCGTATTCGCACCACGATGATTGGATCTTTGATCACGGTGTATTTTGATGGTGTCTCTACTATTACGTACACGGACGGTTCCCCACTTGGCGTAGGGCAAGTTGGACTCTCGAACTTCAATAATCAATCAAGATATTATCAATTTTGGGTGCAACCGCAGGGCGTAGCGCTTACCACGCAAACAGTGGTGACAAAGGTTGTCATGACTTCTACCGATCCAACCGTGAGCCCTATCTTGACTGACCTCACGACTGCCGTCAGAAATCCGAATATTGACACGGGGGTGGTGATTCCGGTCACTGGATATCAATATCAAAATACCATCTCAGCACTCTTTGATGATCTGGTAAAAACCAATAACTTCTGGTGGGGGATTGATGTCAACAGAAATCTTCTCTTTCAAAATAGACCAGCCGTACTCTCACCATTTATTTTGCAATCCTCCGATCTGCTTGCACAGGCCACACCAAAATATAAAAATACCTCACCGCTCTATCGTAATAGACAGTGGATTTTGGGCGGTTTGGATACGACCACGCTGGTCACCGATACACGTATGGGAGACGGCTTTACGCAAGCCTGGGCATTGGCCTATGCGGTTGCAGATGTAACCGGCAGTACACCGGCTCCTGTGATTACGCGTAATGGGGTCACACAGCAGGTAGGTGTCTCAGGTGTGGACACTGGTATGGATTTCTATTACGCAGCAGGAGACTCTACGATTGCGCAAGATCCTTCTGAGACACCACTTGGCATTACTGACGCGCTCGTTGTTCAGTATTACGGACAGATACCGGTGGTGGTTTCCGCTGACAATACCGCAGCCCAAACGGCGCTTGCCGCGCTCCAGGGAGGGACAGGCATTGTTGAAGCCATTGAGACAGCAGCAGGGCTCAGTAAAAGCGCAGCACAGCAGTTAGCAAACGCACGCCTTGCACAGTACGCCATACTGACCACAACGCTGACTTTTGATACGCTTCGTTCCGGCCTTGCAGCCGGACAGCAGCTCACGGTGTTTCTGCCGGAGCATGGTATTTTCGATGTGCAATATCTTATTAGCAAAGTAACGATTAAACCACGCATTCTCGCAAGCGGGGTCGTCCAATATGTGAATACCGTGGAGGCAACATCAGGACCAAACGTGGGGAGTTGGACAAAGTTATTTCTTGCGCTTGGACAAACCCCCCAGTAGAAGTCCTTAGAAGTAGTAGTAATAACTCTATATCTTCTATAGTATATATACCTTTTTCTTTTTTTGCGCTTACATAAGCTATATTGTCAAAAAATCAGACATTTATAAAAAATCTTCGATGAGTTTTCAGAAGAAAAACTCATAGGCAAAATCTTATAAAATGAAAGCAAATTGGCAATATGGTAAATGAAAGGAGAAAAAAGAGATGAACACACGTGCTATCCTGGCGTATTATGATCTGCTTTCTGATGGATATGGCGGCGATGAAGTCACCTTTTGCTGCCCATTTCACGGCGAACAAACGCCAAGTCTTAGTTTCAACACGCAAAAGAATGTTTTTTATTGTTTCAGTTGCGAAGCAAGTGGCGATTGTATCGATCTGGTACGCTCTTTAGAAGGATATAGCAGTGATATGCAGGCCATACGCAAGATTGCAAAGATCCTGCGTTCTCCTGATGCGGCGTCACATTTGCGGGTGGTGCCACAGGAGCGAGAATCGTATCAAGCAGCGCGTGAAAAAGCATTCACATTCTACAAGAGTTTACCCGCGATTGATTGGCTCAAGATTGCTTCCTCGTATCTCTATGAACGTGGATTTACCAGCCAGACGCTTACGCAGTGCGGCGTGAAGTATAACGCCAATTCCATCTATGCTTTGGTCATTCCCCTGGTAGAACAGGGCGTGTTTTATGGGTACGTCACGCGGCGCATCGATCAGGTCAAGAGTCGCAAGTATCTCAATAATCGTGGCTATCCGCGCTCTGAAATACTCATTGGTAATTTAGTGCCAGACCGCGTGTTGGTGGTTGAGGGCATACTGGATCGTATGAAAGCTGTTCAGTATGGCGTCACCAATGCGACCGCGCTCTTAAATTGGAAGATCAGTGATGTCCAGGCGCGTAAACTGGCAGCAGTAGCAACGACCGTTGTCTGTGGCCTGGATAATGATGAGAAAGGGGAACGCGGCTACGAATATCTGTGCGCTGTAATGCGGCCATATGGAGTACCGGTTGTCCGTTTACCATTTCCCCCAGGAAAGAAAGATGTGTGTGATTTGTCGCGCAAAGAATTCCTTCTTGGATGGCGCGCAACAATTTTTCAAGAAAACAAAAATCTCGTACAAAAAGTTTTATAAGTTCTGAAAAAACAAAGAATATAGTTAATGAAGCTTGTAAAATGCTTCATTCAATGAGGTCAAAAGAATCCCTCGTTTTAAGTAGGATCATCAGTACCTCTACAAAAAT